TTTGCTTTTTTGTTTTTATTCATTTCTTTCTCTTCTTCTTGCCAGCACAATATGCTTTTTGACTAAAACCTTTAGGACGTTTGCAGTTTATCTTAGCTTTTCGCTTCTTGCTCCATTTTTTCTTTTGTGGAGGTTTTGAAATTTGGCTTGCGAGTTGTCCACGCGATATCGGCATTGACCCTCTCCTGTAAATAGAAATCCCAAAGTTCTGCTAAAAGCTTATGATTTTGGTCTACCTTAACAGATATCACGGCAGTTTCTGTTTTTAACTCAACAACAGAAAAAGCTATCCAGCCGATAAAAGCTAGAGTAGCGCCACTAATTAAAGTATTGAAATTTAACACTTCCACCTCCGCCTTGCTTGGCGTAAACGGCTATTAGGATTTTTTGCCGCTTTAGGAAACTTCTTCATTTGACCTGCGCTTCTAGCACAAAAAGATTTACGCCTTTTAGCGGCAGCAGATCCTTTTTTAACTTTGCCAGTTACTGCGGTTTTAAGTTTAGAACCAGGGTTTTCTCGTCTATAACGAGCAACACCAGCCTTAGTCATTCCCGCCCCTTTCTTTGTGGGGCGGAAATACTTTTTTGTTTTAGGCGGCTGCTTGTCTCTTTTACGAGCCATAGCCAACTCCTTATGACAAGAATATTGTCAACTGATTACTAGAGCCTGTAAACGCTGCAACAAATGCGCCGTCAGTGGCTATAATACCATCATCAGGAATATTTAGATGATGAAGCCCTGTAGGAAAAGTTTGTGTAATTAAAACCTCTCCACTAGCACTTCCATTCTTTATTGTGAAAGCGCCTGCTGCATCAGCAAATATCACAATCTGACGTATTCTCGACCTTGCAGGGCCAACAACTGCGGCAGATGCTCCTTGTGCATGATTAAAGGCTTTTACTGGACCAGCCATAATAGCCTCCTACGAAGCGTCTGATGAGCTAGAAATGCCTATAAACTTCATCACTATTGTTGTGTCAGCACCTGGATCACCAGAAACTACAACCTCAACCTCATCTGCGGTGGCTGTAGCAGCTGTGGTTGCTCCACCAGACATACCTAGCACACCATTACAAGGGAAGAACCCTTTAAATCCTGTTGAGTTTACTGCGGCAGTAATACCGTCAACAAATCCGTCTGTATCAGCATCTGTGCCGATATCAACAAGGTTGACAGCATTAGAAGCTGCGCCAGTTACAGCGATCATCACGCCCATAGGGATAAAGTTTGACGGAATGCCAATAGATGACTCTTTTCCTGTTGTAGCACCGTTAGCGACTGTTACAGTTGCGGTATAAACAGAAAGTGTCATTTCGCTGGTAAGTTCACCAGTTGTGGCGCTTTTAATGACGTTTTTGAACCCGTTTTCTGAACGGACGGGACCGTTAAAAGTAGTGTTAGCCAATTTAATCTCCTGTCGTGGCTAGTGTCAGTCGAACCATACGACTGTCAGGGATGGTTAACTATACAATAAAAAAGGGCGACATGGAAGCCGCCCTTTTAGAACAATTATTCGTATTAAGCTCCTGGGGAACCAAATACACAACGGGGGTCTGAAAAGCCAAAGCTGTAACGCTCACGAGCCTTAAACCTCATGTTGCCTGAATCAAAGTCAGCTTCCATGCCTGTGGACATTGGAGTACGCTCAAAATGTTTAAATCCATTTGGAGTGTCTGTTTTGATAAAGAAGGCATCTGGGTCTGTTAAGAAGTTGTTAACAACGTAACCCTCTGGCAACATGCCCATGTTGTTGATTGCGTTTACATCATTATCGGCTGTGCCTGTGCGTAATGTAGACTCAAGCAAACGATCCGCCACAAACTGAAGCTGTGTTGGAACAATTAGCTTGGTTCCTCTTAACGCAATAATCATGTTTCGCTCATCAACAAAAGTTGAGATATCAATGAGAGAGTTCTCTAAAGAAGTTTCATTGAGATCAGCAGCAGTTGCCAACTCATTGCGGAACGTGCCTCCACCAGCAAGCGGGTGGTCGGTGGCACACAACTCTTTGCCATCACCACCAGCAAAGTTACTGTCAAACGCATTATTAAGAATGGCAGCAGCTTTAACTTGCTTTGTGTGCGACATTGAACGAGCTAATGCACGAGTGTAACGAGCGCCAAGGCGATCATACAAGTTATCTTCCATTGCCTCTTCAGTTAAAGCAAATGCCAGTGCAATCGTTTCGTGATTGTACCGAGCTGTAAATGCTTCTGAAGCGCTATCGAAAGAAACACCTGCACCCTCAGCCTTAGTCTGAGCGTTACCAAAACCTACGAGCATTACCTCTTCTTCAAACGCACGGTCTGATGATTCAGTATCGTAGATTTCTGCATGTTGTGCATCGTAGCGGTCGTATTCCATGCCGAACAAGGCGTTCAGGCCTGGCTCTAGTTCTTTAACTAGTTGCGCTCTTGAAATAGCCATTATCTAGTCTCCTTATGCCAAGCCAGTTGTGCCAGCGGACAGCAAGTGGTTGTTGATAACGACCATCACATTTGTATTTGCGCTTGCTACATCGCTGTTCTCTGGGTCTTGCGAAATGTCAATCGCTTTCAGAGGCAGTGTTGCAGTTGTTGCGCCAGTAGTGACATCAAGCTCCATGCGAGAAATGCCTGAGCTAGTATCACCTACAGGTGATTGGTCAACGATGTCGAAATTGCCAAACAGGTCAGCCACAGGGAATGTGTCGTCTGCTTGAATTTCGTAAACTACATCTGGTGAATCAATTATGAAAGCCTCAATGTCTGAAGCTGCAATTGAACCAGGGTAGCTGTTTGAGAAGGTTTCCTTCCCAGTTGTGGGGTCTGTGTAACGGCATCCATTGAACACACCAAGAACAAATCCACCATCTCCAGCAGCCATACGAGCGATAACGCCAGCAGTTAAGGCCTCTACGAGATCACCTTGGAAAATAGCTGTGCTATCACCAGAAGCGATACGATAACGGTTTTGTTGGTTCATGAAAGCAGAGCCGTTCATCATCCGTGCAGGACGTAGACCAAAAGAGGCGTCTTTATTTGCCATCTTAAACTCTCCTTATGAGGTTAGTTTTGGCCCTTTGAGCCAAAAGTTACTTTACTTGAGCGCTGTGGAGCGAGTTTGGGCATAGCCGCATTAGACTCACGCATCCAATCTCTATCTACAGCATCCATTTGATTTTCTGTGACATTGCGATAATGCGCATCACGTTGTTCCACAATCTCTTCAGGTATTCGAGCAAGAACCAAACCACCTACGCCGATTACGCCAGCGTTTTTTCCTTCGTCAATGACAGGTGCATCGAAATCAGGGTAATCTTCCGACCTTACAAGCTCCCAACCTTCGCGGCGGCGCTTATGGACGTTATTTCGGTCATCAAATTCCATAACCGACTCACGAATCCAGCGGTGTTTAAAACCAACTGGCGGTTCTGGAGCCTCAAGAGTAGATGGTGGTCGCCAAGTTTCCACTCTCGCTTTTTTTTCACGGGTTTGCGAATCCCTACTTGTGCGATCAGCCATTATGCACTCCTTGAGTTTAATTTAGCGACTTCTTTTGCGTACCGCTCAAGAGGAATCTTCATCTTATTAGCGAAAGCCACTTGACCTGGTGTTAATTCCACCGTCTTTTTCCGCCCTGATTTCACAGACCGTCCAGAGGACGCAGGCGCAACTGCTTGGGCGTTTTGCCGCTGCGACTGAAACTTATGAGGAAACTCTACACGCATCCTCTTATCTATTTCCGAATAATACTCATCACTGGTAGGATCAAAGCCTTCCATGCCTACTAGCATTTCATGAATAGCTTGAGCGCCTCTAGTCATAACCATATCTTTACCAAACCAAGATTCGTTCTTGCTCATCCAAGTTTGTAACTTTGGGTCTAAATCTTCAGTTTTTTGTGGCTTTTGTTGTTGCGGCGCTTGAGCCTGTTGTTCCTCTTGAGGTTGTTGCTGCGCTTGTTCCTGACGAGCCTTTTGAACACGAACACGCTCTTTTTCTACAGCTAAACGAGCGATTAAGTCTTGTGCCTCTACCTCTTTTTCAAAATCCCCAAGCTCACGAGCTTCTTTTAAAAGCTTCTTTGCTTGTTCATGCTGAGAATCAACACGAGCGCCATATTCGTTAGTGTAACCTTGGTCAAGCTCCTGAAGACGAGCTTTCATTTGCTCATTCTGTTGCTGAACCTGTTGAGCGTATTGATAAGCCGCTTCAGCCTCTTCTAATGCTTGTTTGCGTTTAGCTGTTAACTGATTTATGCGCTTTTGTACGTTGCCACTATAATTTTCAAGCTCTTCACCAGAAGCGCCATCATCTTCTTGCTCATCAGAAGAGTCGAACATTTGTTCGGGTTTTTCTTCTTTGACTTCTACTTTTTGATCAGAATCCTCAACATCAACAGTGATGTTTTCTTCTGACGGTGTTTGCGCTTCTTGATTCATTACATCTTCCATAATGCCCCTCCACCTTTTTTATACATATGAGATATCTGCTGGGTCAAGTATAGTGGCGATAATATTATCGTCATTTATGAGACGAACCTCAAGACCTTCCACTTTGAACCTATTTCCAGCATATCTTCCCATAAGAACCCAAGATTTCTCATGCGCCCAAGCGCCAGAAGGGAACTTATCTTGATCTTTGTATGCATCAGGGCCAACCTTAACAACATACGCTGCAACTGTTGCAAATGCCTCTCTGTCACGAGTGGCATCTGGCACATAAATGCCGCCTTTTGTCTTGGCTGGGGGGTAATATGGGATTACCAAAAGCCTATAACCTACAGGGTTTGGCAATCTATCAAGGGCAGAAACATCCATATTTTCTGGATTTTCTGTGTTTTTGTTTTCTTCTTGCTCTGGTAAAGCCTTTTCAATCGCCTTTGGGATTTTAGTCTGTGGCGTATCAGACTTCATATTTGCCGCAACCCTTTCAGGCACGAATAGTTTTTTAGCCATCTTCAATGACACCTTTCATCGCGGCTCTTATTTCTTCTTCACAGTAAGTCAGTCCGCGTATTTGACCCACCACAAATCGGTAGTTTTCCATATCTTCTACCGCACCATTCGCCAGCATTGTCGTGTAGTCCTCTTTTTGCTGACGTATGTTCTTTAATAAATGTTCTGTTAAGGCAATAACGTCCATTACTTTTTCCTAAATTTGTCCACACCTTTGATTCCTAGTGCCGCAGATATTGTAAGGAAAACTAGGTATGTGTACCACTCAGGAAGCTCATTCAAACGGTCAAAACCATTTTTAACAATTTGTTCCATACCAGGAATGAAGACTAAAATTAGGGGAATAAGTATAATTACCGTGACTATTTCATCTTTAATGGACGATTTTGTAGACTCAGCCATAATCAACTCCCACTTACTGTCGTGGGTAGCTGCGGTTTTCATTATTTCAGCTTTTGCCTCTGCCTCAGTTTGTGCAAGAGTTGCTTTCGCCTTTTGCTTGGAAACTTGCCCCTCAACAAATGAGCCTGCCAACGATGCGATAGGTCCAATAAGCGCTTGAAACATAACACCCTCCCTTTTTCCTTTAATCAAACATTCCTTTTAGCCAAGCAACCCAAGCAACCAACCCAGCAACCATAGCCGCTATTAATAACACTACTGAGCCTATTCCAATGGCATCCATTATCTCAGCTCTTCTGCGCCTTGCAAGTTCCTCTCTTACTCTTCTTTCTTTTCTAGCTTCTGCTTGAAACCTTTGCCAATCCTGCCAAAGCCCAGGCCTGCCTGTGTATATCATGATTTGTTTCAATTGTAGTTCTTTTTGCCGAATGGACTCTAGCGCCATAAATTCTTCTAAATCAGATGAACGAACTCCAGACCTCTTTTTCTTATTGCCTTTTCGTTGCAGTTCCTCCTTTGCTATAACAAAATCTGATATAGCTCTTCCTGCTTTGGCTATGTCTCCAGTATTCTGGACAGCTTTTTTAATAATACTAAAGGCGGCATTTGCTGCGGCGAGTTCGGCTAACAATTTACTACTCCACTATTTTCAGCACATACGGCTTGCCGTCTACACCCTCCTTTAGTTCTACAGTTCTCTTCTCACAAGCATATCGTTTATATTCACTGTCTTTCCAACCAGTGCGCTCAATGTGTCTTTTAGCCCTTAAACACATTGATATATTATCATAGCCCACATGCTCAACGATAGACCCTGACATATACAATATCAAAATTATTGAGGTTTCAATTATCCCCATTTCTCATATTCTCTAAGTTTTCTTCCAAACTTGTAATACGGCGCTCGTAAAAATCTAATGTCAACTTTTGCTGTTGATCAAAAGGAGCCTTACCAGATTCTATATCTGTTTGCAATTTTTCCAACTCACCAGCCAAATGCTCTATTAGCATGTATTGTTCTGAATCTGCTGGCAGACTGCCCATTTCGCCACGAGGCCACTTTATTCTAAACTCTGTATTATGTTGAACATCAGATTCCATCATCGTAATGTTGGTTTCAATCTGATTCAGGCGTTCTATAATCCCAAAATACGCCCATGTAGCTAGAGATGCTGCTGCAACCATAGATATGATATTGCGTAGCGGCAGTGCTACTTCAGTGTTCTCATTTAACTTTGCTGGCATTAATCACACACTTCTTTCCCAGCACAATCTTTAGGAAAACATTGAATATTCATCTTAAAATACTCGTTGTTATAATTTGCTTTCCACATATCTTTTTGTAACAAATGGTAACATTGTTCTTGCGTAAAAGATTGCTGCAAAACTATTTGGTTTCCAACGTATACCCATTCTACACCTGTATAACCCCACATAGAGATAACAAGAACAAACTCTTTCATTTTTCAGAATTTAACCAGACTGCCAGACTTCCTGTCATTGCACCCGTGACGACTGAAATTAGTGAAGCCTGCTGAGTTGTTAAATCTGGTTGTGATAATGCCCACTCAATACAACGTATATATACACCTGTCATACACAGCATCATAAAGCGTGGCAGTATCTTCAGTTCTAATAGTTTTCTTGCTACTTCTTCTGCACTCATCAGAAAATGCCTTTAAATTTTTGTGGCTTTGCTATCGGAGAGAACCTTTTTACTACTCCCCCCTTTTTTAGCGCCACTGGCTTTTTTGGCTTTTGCTTTTGGCGCTGGGGTGGCTTTGATTTTCCCGCTGTCGATAACGCTATCGCTACTGCTTGTCTCTGCGGATACCCCTCTGACCTCAGTTTCGATATGTTTGACGATATCGTCTTTTGGCTTTTGCCTTTCGATAATGGCATTTCTACGCTCCACTTTTTTAGCTTTTTCTGCCTCAGCTACTTTTCTGCTTACTGAACTTGCTGTCATTTTATCGACCTTTCGTCATGTTATTAAGAGCGGCAATATCTCTTTGAGTTTGAATACGCTCTTCTGCAACTCTTGTTTTTTGATTAAGAGCCTCTTGTTGAATGCCTAAACGTGTTTGAGCCTCTACTTGATCATTCAATTCTTTTTCACGGTCAAGCTGCGCTCTGTCCTTCGCCTCTTCAGCTCTACGCTGAATGTCAGCTTCACGCAATGCTAGCTCCTGTTGACGTATAGCAACAAGAGGGTCTGTCTGTGGCGGAGGCGTAACAGCTTGTGCATATTGCTCTGTAAGCTCACCAATTAACTCTGCCGCACGAGAAGCAACCTCTGTCTGAAATGCCATCATACCCTCTTGTGAGGACTGAAGCTGCATTTGTTCTTCAGGAGAAAGTTGATTTATAATCTCTTCTTGCGCCATAGACTCAGCCATAAATCCAAGATGTTCCTGAACATGGCCCTGCAATGTCATAACTATCGATGCGTTAGCTTGCGCCACAGGCGTTGCAATAATCGCCAAATGGGATTCAATATGAGCTTGATGATTTTGCTCTGGAAAGGCTTGTAGAGCTTTTCCGCGCATTGCCTCTTGGTTTTCCTTAGCTGGATTCGTAGGTTGAGGAGCAGGAGGTGGAGGTAAGATCGCATCGACATTTGTAACTCCTAGTGCTTCATACATTTTGCGATAAGCTTGGTACAAACCTTGTTCGTTTCCATGTATCTCTGGGTTTGACTGAACCAATTGTAGCTCTGTTTGGGCTAAGGCAATCCGCTGTGACATAGAAAAAATGTTAGGATCTGATACAGGCAAAACATCTATACGATCATCAAAATCTGCAACCTTAATCTCTGGCGGTGCGCCTGGTATCGCGTATGGGTACATGGGAGCCATAAATCTAGCAAACACGTTAGCTAAAAGCTTAAATTCAACTTTTTGTGAATAATGCAAGCGCTTGTGAATTGCAGACATAACTTTTGTGCCGCGTTCCATAATCGCCATAGTTGTACCTACAGGTGTCTCTCCACCCATCTCTGCGACTTTCATATCAGCTAAAGATGCAAATCTACGACCAGAATCAACAAGCGTGCCTAAGAGCGAATATAGCGTCTGAGAGGGTTCTTTAAATGGCAGCGTCATAAGCGATTGGCGGATGTCCATACCCGCAACGTCAATGTCACGAAACTCACCAGGGTTTAGTGGTTCGTCCTCGTCACGGATACGAGCGCCACGAGCCTTGAACCCCGCTGGGAGGTTGGACAGGGTGCCAGCATCAATTAGCTGTCTTAACAAGCTCGTTGCTGCTTGAGACAGTCCGCCAATCATATGTGTAAGGCCAAAACCGTAAAAACCTAAACCAGGCAAAAACTTGTAATGTACAAAATAAGGTTTAGAACGGCGCAAAGGATCTGTTTCATCATAATTACGGCGAATCGCCAGAACTTTGCCACTTTTTTCTACAATTGTAACGATGTATGGAAGCTTTAACTCAGTCTCTTCACCATTTGCATCTACATCTTTAAACCCAGACAAGTCTAAATTTGTATGAACCTCATATAATGTTACCTCTTCGCTGGAACCTGATGGAGAAATGCCCTGTATTTCATCTATGGTTTCTTTGACATCAGAGTAATCTTCATCTCCATAGCCATCTCCAGGTAGGTCTATATCAGCGTAAAAGCCTGTAAGCTGTAGCTTTCTTATTTCGTTTTTATCCATCTTAACAACATGCGTAATGCGTGTTGCTGATGCTAAATCAGTTGCACTGTAAGGAACAATGAGGTCTTCGGCGTGAACAAATTTAGATACGGCTCTTTGCAAAAGAGGATCAAAGTAAATCTTTTTAAAAGTAGAGCCTATGATAGGAAGGTAGAAAAGCATTTGGTCCAGTTCAGGATCATACTCCTCCATTTCATAAGTAATCTGATAATTCATATAGTTCTTAACACGTTCAGCTTGCGCTAAGACTTCTTTGTTCTGATCACCAATTATCTGTGTGCGAACAGGACCGCCAGAAGGCAATAATTCACGATAAGCCTGCGCTTGAAACTGTGTAACTGATTCGGCTAAAAGAGGATGAATTACGCCAGATGCGCCTTCAAATGGCTGCGATCTGTCTTCATAATTCATACCAAGAAGATCAATGCCTCTTTTGTAAACTTCTTCCCAATCCTCACGAGATGACAAGTCATCCTCAATCTCACCAACCAAGTCAGAGGCGATAGCTGTGGTTTCTGCCTCATCCATAAAATCAACGAGGTTAGAGTTAAAGGGTATTTCTACTGGCACTTCTGCTGCTATCATTTCTTCAGTGATGTCGCCAACAATAACAGAGCCATCATCCATTGTTACTTGACCAGGCTCAACAGGCATTTCAAGAATATCTATCTGTTCCTGTGTATTCATAGGGATGACATTATCACCGCCAGCACCTGTGCCTTTTTCTATAGCCATCTCATACCCCTTTTACAGCGTTGGAACGAACAACCTGACGCTTTGAGTGGAGGGTTCTCTTACGCCAAGCCTAGAATGAAGGGCTTCACCTTGGCTAAAATTGTCCGCCCCAACCTCGAATAACATTATGAAACACCCTTAAACTTGCCACCACGTCCCTTTGTTACGGCCCCACCGCTCTCGTATTTTTTAAACGGAGGAAGCTCTCCTTGAATGGCTCTTATAAAATCAGCTATCTTGCCCTGCTTTTTAAACACTCTAGGGGGTTTCTTTTGAAAACCTTTAGCTATTTCTTTTCTTGATTTAAAAGGCTTTGCCATTATGAAACTCCTTTAAACTTACCACCACGGCCTTTAAGAACAGCGCCACCATAGCGCTTTTTAGTAATCGGAAAATTTTGAATGCCTTTTTGCTGATTATCTAACATCTTAATATGAGCATCGTATTCATCGCCGTATTGATTTTTTAAATCACCACGCAAAATCCTTCTAAGCTCCGCTTTGGTAAATTTATCCAGAATGTCAGCCACAATCACTTCACCCCAGAGAACTTGCCACCGCGCAAAGCAGCACCCATACCACGGCAACTGCCAACAGCCCCGCCCTTTTTATATTTCTGAGCAAGGTTAGGGTCCATTTTCTTCTGAACTTTTTCAGGCAACTTAGAAAATCCTTTGAATTTTGCAGGAACAGCTTCACCACCTTCCTCCATGTTTCTGGCTCTCATAATGTCGTTCACTAATTGTCTATCAGCGTCAGACATAGGCCTTCCAGCGCCACCTAAAATATCCATTATCATTTGTCTTCCACGAACACCAACATCTTTCCTGGAGGGAATAAAGTCATCCGTGCCTATCAATTGATTTATGAGACTTCTATCACGATCTGACAGAGAGGCACCAGACTCACCCATCATCATCTCTCTAATTTGACGCATTTCATTTCTTTGGCGCATGTCAGCTTCTCTATTTCTTGAGCCAGCCACGCCACCTTTTGCCATACCTCTAATTTTTCGTAATGCTTTCATAATTTTTTCTTTACCCTCTTTTCCCACTGGTAAATTAAAGCCAGATGGCACTTCATCTTTGAAAATCTCATATAACTCATCCATCTCTTTTCTAGTGGGTGCTTTTTCTTTATCTTTTGCCATCAGTAATACTCCCGTTTCCTATTAAATTCACGGTATTCATCTTCATCGTAATCAGAGGGAGTAATGATAAATCCACCCTGTCTGAACCTGAGTATAGCCTGTGTCATCGAATCAGCCAAGTCATCATGTTCACCGTTAGGAAACGAGGCACATTCCTCAACAACCTCTTCAGCAAAATTCATATCAGGTCGCCACACCATACCAGACTCAAAAACAGGCGCACAAGCATTCATCCGTGTAAACTTATCTGCCCCTCTCGAAGGGGTAAAGGGCGTGACAGGCACCCCCATTCTCCGCAGTTCCTGAGTGAGCGGCATACCACTGGCCTTTTGTTCAATAAGCACCATGTCTGGCTCAAACTCTGTATATAAATCTTGGGCAACCTCTTTAAGCTCTGGAAAATCCCATCGACCTCGCTGGGCATCAAGTAAGATGATGGCCTCGCCGTCTCCATCTACAGGCTCAAAAATGCCCCAAGTAGTAATAGCAGAGTAGTCCGCTCTCTCTGATTTAGAGAAGGCCGTGTCGTATGACTGTATGATGTACGAACAGGCAGGCGGGCTACCACTATCCCAAACATTCCACCACTCTCTTTTGATAATCGCCCCTTCTTCGGCTGTTGGATTTTGTAAATACTGAGCATTCCACTTAGCTACAGGAATAGACGCTCTAACGGCATCTAGCTCTTCTCGTTTCCAGTATTCGGGCCACAACACGTTGTCTGTATCTGGAAATATCGCTGGAAACTCCACAACTTCCCAGTTGTCCGCTCCGCCCTCTGCTTGCTTCTGCAACACTTTCGCTGTTAAATCTCGTATGCTCCACCGTGTCATCACGATAATTATCGATCCCCCTGGCTGGAGTCTTTGTCTTGGACCTGATGTGTACCATTCGTAAATATTATCGAGTGCTGTAGGTGATAACGCATCTTGTTCAGATACAGGATCATCAATGATGCACAAATCAGCACCACGACCAGCCAGCGCACCACCAACGCCAACAGCATAATACTCGCCCCCTTTAGATGTAGACCAGCGACCAGATGCCTTGGCATCGGCAGCAAGCTTTAGTTCAGGAAATACATCACGATATACTTCACTATCTATCAAGTTCTTAACTTTACGACCAAAACCAACAGCCAACTCAGCCGTGTGCGTTGCCTGAATAATCTTAGTATTTGGATTGCGGCCCATAAGCCAAGCAGGAAACAAATATGACGCAAACTCAGACTTTGTGTGTCTGGGCGGCATGTTAATAATTAAACGCTTTAGCTTACCTTCAGCTACACGTTGCAGTTTTTCTGCATAAATTTTGTGGTGATTTCCTTCAATGAAGGTAGGCCACACGCTTTTTACAAAAGATAAAAAAGAATCTTGATTTTCATCTCTTTTAGAAACTTCTTCAAGCCGCTCTACAATCTTGCCAAGCTCTGCTACCTCATCATCCGTAAGAAATTCAACAGGTATATCAAAATGATTGTTCATCACCCGCCAAGCATTTTTATAAACTTATCAACAGAAGATTCAAGGTTGCTGCCAGTTGGAGTGTACTGACCATAACCAAAACCAAGAGGATTAGCCACTTTTGCCGCCTCTCCTGTTTGAAACGGTGGGATAACTACAGGAGGAGGAGTGGGGCCACCAACAACATCATCCTCATCTTTATCTGGGTCATCTGTATCTGGCTTTGATGGTTTTAATAAATCTGACCTAATAGGCTGACCGCCATTACCACCAGCACCAGCAAACTCCCGACCAGGAATGCGTGACTCAACAGAGCCACGGCCTAAAATATTTGTTCCGGGCACTCTTGTTGCAACAATCTGACCACGATTGTCATAAATAGGTTCGTAACCTTTTATAACAATGTCGTTATACATATTTCTAGCGTTTCTAGCGCTGAAATTTGTAAATGCACCTAAAATGCCGCTTCCTTGACGATTGGCGCGAGACTCAAGTTGACTAAGCGCACTTCTTGTAACAGCGCCAGGAGTGTTTACAGGTGGAGCCACGCCCCCAAATCTAGGGTCTTGGAAACCCAGAGTGGCGGTGGTTCGGCGATTTTGTGCATCAATAACGCCTTGGTTAATTTCTTCCTCAGTAGGATACTGCCTGCCAGTAATTGTGTCATATAAAGCGCCAAGAAAACTTTGGTCTTCAGGAGCCTTTGCGCCCAATGTGTCAAAAACCTGGCGAGCGCCAAGGCCACGGCCTGCTTCTACAGTTGTTGTGTCGCCACCTTTGGCACGAGCAGCATTTATAGCAGACTGCACCTCATCTGCGGTAAACGCACCCGCATCAAAAACAGTGTCAGGTAAACCAAACTCAGGCGGGTTAGCCTCTTCAACCGCTATAGCAGAAGGCTGGCCTTGAGCAACCTTCTCACCAGCAGCCTCACCACGATTAAAAGGATTTTGCATGGCTTGAACATCAGAAGCGCTACCAAACAAATCCCTTTGCTCTCTAACCGCATCAGGCATAGCAATCGGCACAGGAATAGAACTTAATGCACCAGTTACAGGATCTACATTAACCTGACCGCCACCCATAGAAAGCCTTTGTGCTTCAGCATCCATAGCCTCTCTGCTTCTCTCTTCTGGACCACCAAAATCAGTCATAAGAAGATTGGCATCCTGAGCAGCTAAATTCGCAACAGCATCAGCATCTAGTAAAAGATTGGTTCTGGCCGCTCTCAAATCATCAGTAAACCCACTCTTGGAAATAGGAGTTGATAACGTCGTAGACAACGGTCCTGTTAGAGGACTTGATAAAGTATCTCTAGCTTGTTGAGCATACGCATCATTAAGCATGGATCTTTGAGCGCTGCTTAAAGCGCTAGATAAAGCATCTCTACTTGCACCAGCACGCAAATCATCAGTAATATCAACAGTTGACGGAATAACAGTGCGACTCATCTGTGCAAAAGGACGACGACCAACACCAAATTGTGGAATGCCTAAAAATTCAGCGCTGTCATCAACACCACTGCTACTACCACCACCAAAACCCGCAGCCACTGGGTCTGAACCACCCGTTATAGTGCCGCCAGTGATGGTATTGCCTCTAATCGCAACACCAGCAGGAGTCCCGTCACTATAGGTTAAGTTTAAACCAGTGGTAGAGCCGCTATCGCTATCATCTGAACTAAAACTACCGTTGCCAGAGCTAAAATTAGTGGAGCCACCGCTAGGACTGTAATCAACGTCCCGCCCCTGACCAGTAACATCACCCTCATCAAAATCAAAGAAAAATGACGGAATACCACCTGGCCCAGGAGCGCCAGAACCACCCATAGACTGCAAAACATTAGCCTCGCCAGGAGTAATGTACGATAACATGTGAGGCTGACCCGCAATATTCGTTGAACGAGGCACAGAACCACCCATCGCCATAGGCATAGGCTGAAAAATATCCACATTCTGCATCGGCATAGGAGTTGACAAAGGAGCCTGCATCGCAGGCATCATAGGCTGCTGTTGCTCCATCTTCTTCGATAAACCAGACATAAAGCCCTTAAACTGCTGACGCATATTAGGGTCGCTCTGAAAATTTACCGCCGTAGGATTAGCTGGAGAAGCTGGAGGGGGCATCATACCCGCACCCATTTGTCTGTTTTGTGCCATTTGCCTGCCTCAAATTAATTGGACAGGTCAATCATATGCTAATTAGCTACCTTTGACAACAAAAGCGATATTTCCTCAGATGACTGATGTAAAATTTTTCGCGTCAAATCATCTAAATCATCAACGGGGTGTGTTTCTAAAGCGTCCAAAAGACGATTTATTCGCTCTTTTTCAAAACTGGACAGGGTACCTTTGGATACAACAGCATCATCTCCCTCAGAACTAAACAACCCCTCGACAAATTGCTCCAAACCCTTGCTAATCCTCGTGTGACCACGCTCATAATACATGTATTGTCGGTAACTAACGCCCAACTCCCTAGACATTTGAGCCTTATTCATGCCCAAAGCCTCTCTTTTCGCCTGTAAATCACTCGCAGTCCAGTTGGAATGCGCCAATCTCTTAGCCATTTATAACCTCCAAAACGCCAGCATCCATTAAACTGCGCTTAAATGACGGAACATCTGAAAAATCAATCGATTTACCCGTAGATTCACAAGCTGACGCGGCAATCTGACGTAAAAACTCACCGTCATCACTCTTTGCGTACATATGCCTGGCTCGTAGGGTACCTAAAAACTGCTCATCACTGGCAGCAGTGAACTCAAACTCCTCACCCATCTTCATTCTGTATCTCATCTCACTCATTTTCGTCTCCTTTGCATGATTATTTAGTGTAGTATGAAATTGTTTTCCCATTCTGTCAAGATTAAGTTGGTTGTTTTTGTAAAACTCGGTGCAAACGCGACTGCAACAACAGGTCGACAACAACGGGGATCGGGCCTGACTGCGATCCCGATCATTTGTTCGGATTCGGTTATAGGGTACCTTGAAAAAAAGACAAAAAAATAGGCCATACGAATCGCATGGCCTAAAGTGATTCGGCTAGGCTCTAATGACCTAGCGTGATTATTCGTTGTTGCATGTATTCAAAGCATTCATCTGATAGTCCAGCAAAAACGCTAGTCTGTCCAATCTGATTTTCTGGCAATAATGAGATCCCATTGCCTAGCGTCTCTCTGATAATGTAGCGAGTGTGAGTCGGGCCGTCTCCATGTGATGCGCCGTTGTTTAATTGGCTAATTGTTTGGACAATATCATCTGAGCCTTGCTCGCGTCTAAATTCACAGATAGTTCTGCGAACATCGTTAGCAGTCCATCCGACTCGATCCATAATGTCCTGAACACTTGCACCGTTTGAAGTTCTGCATAATGCCCAAGCAACGCCTTTTTTTGATACTCTTCTATAAGGCATTTCCGGAGTCGTTTGCGAACTGTCATAAGACAGTCTGTTATTATCAGACCATTGAAACATATTTTGAATTAATTCGATCCAATTAAAGATCTTTTCAGCATCTGTAGTTCCCGCATGTTGTCTGAACTCAATGATGCCGCTGTTAAACTTACTCAGATTTATAGCGGCGAATTTCCCGCCTAGGTGACTAGACAAACGAGTCACGTTATCCATACGATCAAAATCATTATGCCTGACCTTGTTATATAATTCATAACACATGCTGTTATCATGCCGAGAATCTGGCAACATGCGGTTAATGTCACGTTGATGCAATCCGTACCTATAGACAACATCTTTTACCAATTCAAAAGGCATTGGATCACCATAAAGATCCCCGCTTGGATATTTTGCAGAGTTTGGATCGTGGTAATCAGTAGAACTAGCCAAGTTGATCGCATGATCAAAAAATTCATCTTCAGACATATTGGTCACTTGTGCTGTGCTAAAGCTTACATGATGACCACAGCCAGTGTTAATATCAGCACCAATCGAATCTAAGACTCTGTAAACAGACTCATAAAATTCTTTTGTGCGCGGATGAAATATTGGCAACGGCGGAAAAACTATTTCAGCTGAGACCCCGCCAGATGCGTCTGTTGTTACCCAAACGCCGTTGATTCCAGCATCATTTAAAGCAGATGTAGCACGATCAGGTGGGACATCACCTATTTCACACTCGCTACCTGATACCATAAAACCTTGTTCTAGATGTTTCATTTTTTATTCTCCTAAACTCTCACACTATTTTATAAAAACCGTTTTCAAAAACGATATCATGATGACCAGTTAAGATGATTCTTAACTCTGAAATCATGCGCCTAACATTAGACTCACTGAGTCCAGTTGCGTCTGTTAGGAAGTCCATTGTTGCGCCACTATCAAGACGCAAGCTTGAATAGACAACAGACATTCTTGAAGATTTTGATTTTCTAAACTGTGTCATTTTTTTGACTCCTATTTGGTTCGTTTCTCACACCTTGATTCTACTATGAAAAGCTTTTCATAGTCAACATTATCCGAACATTTTCAGATCTTTTTTTGTCTCATCATGTAGACGTTTTTAGATTCAAAATTATTGAGCTGATTCAAAAATAATTTTTTCCGAACAAATGTTCGGGTTATTGGCCCGCAGCAGCTCAGCACGGCCCGCAGCTCAAACCCGAACAAATTACAATGAAGGCCCGAACCCGAACCCGAAACCCGAACCCGAAACCCGAACAAAAAAAGACCCGCGCAAGGCGGGTCAGTTTGTTACGGTGAAGTATCTTTGTTTAGTTATAACAAATCAGCAAATACGCGCTTTTCATGTTCATACCTACCTTGATTTATTACTTGCTCAGCTTTTTCTGTTGATAGCTGGTAATGATCTGCAAAGGCCTGCACTGTCAGAAAGTTATTAAACCAGTCTAAATACATATTGATCATGTTGTCTTTTGTAAGTGTCATAATCCTGATCCTTTCATTAATTACGCGGCTTCCATCTCATGCTCGTAAGGCATTTTTTGCTCGCACTCAAGAAACATTTCCGCGCAATGCTTCACTAGACTGTCACCGCACCATTTGCCTGCCCCATCAAACCAATCATGGAACCTGTATTCGATTTTATCAATCTCGTTTGTGTCTTCGTTTTTCGTGTAGATGCGGAACTCATCAGATGGTCCACCCCAAGACAACTGCCAACGGTAGAAGCCCCAACCTTTCGGGTCGTCCTCTTTACATACATAGTCCCAGCTTAAGCCGTACTGGTTGATGCAATCGAAAAAATCTTCGTAATTGCAATATTCGCTGGCGTGTTGTGGGTGGCTCTCTCTTTCGTCCTTGTCAAGATCGAAATAGTCAGAAGCCGCGTGAATATATTCTAATGTGTTGTTGTACTGTTCTTCAATGCGCTCTGCACAAGTTTTATCAGTCATCGTTTTGTTTCCTTATTTTCGTTTCACTATATATAGTGTGCAATACTTTTCATACTTAATCAAGAAAAAAAACACATAAAACCAAAAAAGTATCATATGCCCACCTGGCTGGTCGCCTGGACAAAATCGAACAATTGTTCGGGTTTTTTCCTTATCACCAGGATAGAGATGAGGTTTGCCTGGGGCTGATGTCTTAGACCAGGAAGAGCAGCCAGGCAAAAGTCCCGAAACCCGAACAATTATTTGTAAAGCCCGAGGCCCGAAAGCTTTTCCCTGGCGATCACTCCAGGCAGCCAGGCAAGTCTCCCTGGCGCGTGGCCCAAAAACCCGAACAAATATTCGGGTTATACCCCGATCTCCAGGCAGCAGCACCCCGAACCCGAACATTTTTTGCTGCCCTCCTGGGACGCAGCACGCAAAAAAGGCCAAGCCCGAAGGCCCGACCCCGAAAAACCCGAACATTTTGCACAAAACTCCAGGAACAAGCCCGATCCCCGACCCCGAAAGTCCTCGCCTACCCCCCGAAACGGTGTTACATGCCCGATTATGGCTTTATTTATTATCTTCTGCTATATCCACCACATCATTAGATGCTGGCGTTATGTCTTTCATTCTACGTTGGGCCATGCGCTTAAACTCCTCAAGTTTTTCAAGAACTTGCTCTCTGCCCATTTGCGTTACGTCTTCGTGCATGACATGGCTTTTATTAACCAGTAGTCCAGTTGCTTTTAATCTTAGCTCTTCAGCCCGAATAGCTTCCCCGAACCTGCCGAGTTCCCAAGCCTGATCTCTCATCTGCTTTAAGTCTCTTACAGACTTGTCGATAGTAACCCCATATTTTGTTCTGGCTTCGAGTCTCATCTCTTCCAGACGTTCCTGCACCACAGGATTACGCAACAGCCTTACAGCACTTACAGAGGCATTTTTATACCCTGCTTCTCTGGCCGCTCCTGTTTGCGTCATATCTCCATTGAAATAGTTGTTAAGAAATTTTTGCTGTTGAGGTGTTAGTTTTTTCAATCCAGCATGACGTTGTTCTTTGGTTAAATCTTCACCTGCTTGCGGCATGAAAACACTCTCCATTTTAGTTATATATATGGGGGACTGTCATGTCCCCATACATATATATATATATGACAGTTGTGACAGTTGTGATAGTTGCAATGATTACAACAAGTTACACAAACTGTCACACTTTTTACTTTAACTTGACAGTTGTGACAGTAAGGTCATAACTATCTGATAAATATAAACATTTTACTGTCACCTGATTTACTGTCATTTGACAGTTGACAGCGTGACAGTAAATCAGGCTTTTTTACGTCTTAGTTCCCACAATCCAAACAGGCCCATTACGATAACAACAGAACCCATAATTCCGACCATAATCATGGCGACAATCTCACCAGCAGTTTGCTGGTATTTGAGAAGTTCATAAGACGATCCGAACAAAATCAGGCCGAACAAAATGCAAGCCCAAGAAATGCCTTTATAAATCATTCCTTAATCTCCTTTTTGTCTTTCAGTTTAATTTCAGTAAACCTGATAGCAAAATATCTGGCTTCCTCTTTATTAAGATACTGTCGAACAACTTTGTAAACCTTTTGCATCATGCTCATTATGCGCTCTCTTTCATTTCTTCATCAAAATCACGGTCAAAGCGATCAGTAATCGCAGTCATAATTAAATGAGTTGCTTGTCTTGGATCAGGGGCGCAGTCAAATGATAATTCGACCACGAACCTTGACATAACATTTGCGACTTGAAAAGGCGTTGCGCCTTGCTTGTTAAACTCTTCAGTTACATCAAGTAGACGGTCATACATTTTTTCATAGTCCATTACACAGCCTCCAATCCAAACACGTTGTCAGACTGATTGCTTTGATACCCAGCCCAACCAGCCGAATCGTACAGATAGCTAGTATCTAGCCCAAAATCACGATAACCCTCTAAGATAGAGTTAAAGTAAGATGTACTAGGTGCATAGATGCCATCTGATGTCATTTGGTAAGTCATGATACCAGCGACTTTAATCTTGTCGTAAAGATTACTGTCATGAGGATAACGATAGCCTTCATAAACATCTAAAGACAATTCGTCTTCTGGCTCAAGTTCCCAAAGACCGACAGGCACACACATGTTTTCATCTTTTGATTTAACAATGTCAGCAACGCCGCGAAACACGAGTTCCCAACCATAAATCATAGCAGAGCCAACGGGCCTGGCAGTTGGACATCGTACAGCCATTTGCTTTTTATTAAGATTAGACCCGTAGGCCAAATATAATTTACTCATTGTGATATTCCTTTCATAAATTTTGTTCATCACACTATTGACAATATAGTAATGTATAGTCCATAGTCAATAGTATAGGAAAACATTTTCAATAAAAAGGATAAAAAAATGAGTTTAGAAAAAGAGGAAGATATTGGCCCCATTCCAAAACACAGTAAGAGTATTATTAATAACGATGCTCGAACTACCCGTAGACTAAATGTGCTAAATCGCATTAACGTAAATAGTATGAACGAACTGCAAGCACATTACGATATTGTTGATCCAGACTTCGATGATGAAAACTTTCTGACAAGCTTCAATTATTCTATGGATGTAAACGAGCCTTATCGAGGTAACTTAGGATTGTGCGGACAAGGCAACCGTCTGCCATCTGGTAAAGATAATGAATATGTTATCGCAGAGAGAAGACGAATCGAATCACTAAGAAACCCCAAGCAAAAAGAAAAGAGTGAAGGCTATATGAATGCATTGCTTAACGGTTATCTTTAAAAATGGGGGCGGGTATAAACCGCCCCTTACTCATATGCGTATTATGTACGGGGTAGAGAATTTTTTAACTAGCCGGTCCCAAGCCCATCTCTACCCCATACTATCACTATGAAATTTGTTTTAAAACCCTGCCCAAATGTTGATTAACATAATCTTGATCACGCTCAAGCTGTTCCATAAGTTCTTCAAGAAACCTAATCACCTTTGGCGGTGATGCAATGATGCAATCTAAATTATCCACTTGCGGCATTTTCTCTAATTCTTTGATAGCATCTCTCTTTTCTCCGATGCGTCTCCCCAAAGCTTGGTTTACCTCATGCTGTAAAATTGCAATGTCGTCAGCCTGAAAACCATTA